GGTCTCAAGGTTCCAGCCAGGGAATGGGTTCTTTCCAACAGCGAGCAAATATTCTTTGCGCACCGCTGCGATGTCGTCCTTTGGGCTATCTGCGCGCAAAACAGCCTCGACCTTTCCCGCCAAGCTAGCCGGAGGAGGTGGCAAGGGTTCCAACTTGCGCGCAGGGGTCTGATTGCCATTGGCGTGCGTGGTCGCTTCCTCGATAGTCTTGCCTGCTGCCAGGGCGGTGATGTAGCGCTCACGCACTTTGGCGGCATTGCCGCTGATCATTGAGGCCGAGGTGTTCTTCATTGCCATGCTCATTCTCCGATTTTGGTCTGGGTCTTCCTAGCCTTTGGCGCGGATGTTGGCACTTAGAATGGCGCTCGCCAGAGATACGATCAGGCTAGGCATTTTGGCAGCGACCCAGAAGTCTGCCACGGAAGAACGCACCATTCCAAACCAGTATCGCAAGAGCAAGCTTACCTAACTTGCTCTTGCGATATTCTTCTTACGACCCGTTGCTGACAATCCTGTGGCGCAGGCGCACGATTCTGATATTCTTAGGATCGTACGCACGCGACCAGTTCCCGGCCGCAGCCAATTCAGCGTCAGAAGGAGTGGGCTTCGCGGGAACCCCGACGCCAGGATGCCACGCAATGCCACGCGGATGCAGGACGTAGTGACGACGGGTGACCAGGTACTCACGACCGCCACCCTTCAGCGGCTCACGTCCCGTCTCGCTCGGCACCTTGGGCGAACCTTCGCCGAAGCCAAACGCGCCTGCCCCAAACAGGTAGGTGTCGTAAACACCATCCGTCGGGGTGATAGCGTCGTCGGTCACCACGCGCTTGCCCATGAACAAGTCATACAGCCACGTGCCTTCCGCGTCTCGGTAAGACTCGATCAGGCCCGCCTTGGCGAGGCAGGAATTGACCGCGCTGTGCATCGCGATGGCCACGATCTTGGTCTTGGCATCGCCCATCGTCTGAGCAGCATCAACAAACGCCGCACCATCGATGACTGCGGCATCCCCAGACAGGCCGGAGATATCCAGCGTATTCTTCGCAGGGCTTTCCGCGGCCAAAGCGCTCATCGCTCCCTTGGCAGTAGCGATCAACTGGTAGTTGAATTCAGAAGACCAGTTTTCCGCAATGCCAGAGCCGATTGCGTCCACCGGATCGCTGCCGGCCAAAGCAGCGGCCAGGTCAGTGCCGCCATACACCAGCGCGCGAGCGTGCAGGACGGCGTTGTCCTGCGCCTTGCCGATGTTGCCGATATCCAAATCGACAGTGTCATCGATCAGCTGCGCGCGATCACCGAGCGTCTGCCAGAACGGCATCTGGATGAGGGCGCCGCCCTTGCCAGCGAGGCTGAGTTCCGGAACGGTAGCCACGACGCCAGAAGCGAAGAAGGCGTTGAGGCGCGTGGACTGTTCGCGGAAATAAGGATTGAAAATCTCAGGGACGATGACGTCCGCGAGAGCAGTGGGGTCTTCGGTAGACATGAGATCAGGCCTCCTGGCCTATGGTTGGCTGTTGTGGGTTGAAATCAGCCAGGCCACTGGCAGGCTGGTGGTGGGCACTGCCCAAAGTTACTTAGCGATTGGAGTGCTGGAGGAAGTAGCAGCTTCAAGGGTCCTGAAGCCGGCGGCCTTGGCAAAGCGTTCCGCCTTGCCACGATCCGTTTTCAGCATGCGCCCTTGCTCAGTCTTATTCCAATTCTGAGCGGAGAAGGGGTTGCCATCAATGCGACGCTGATCAGAGCCATTGGTGTCGAGGCCGGTGGGCTTGCGGACATAGGGCTTACCGGCGTCGCTGCCGGCCCAATCCGAAACGAACTTGGAGAGCGGAACCTCTCCCATGTCAGAATCAACCAACACAGTTTGGACGCCACCCTCTTCGACCACTTTGATCTTGCCCTTAGTGCGAAGATAAGGAGTGAGAGTCTCGCGATGTGCAGGGTCGATGTTTGCTTCTGCCATTGCGGCTGCAAGGTTGCGGTCGATGGCATCGCGTTCGCGGCCTGCGCGCAACTCAAGATTTTCCTTTTTCAGCGCGGCATCGCTGTCACGAGATTTGGCCAGTTGTGCATCCAGCTTTGCCTGCCAGGCTTCATTGTTGCGAGCGATCCGTTCATCAGGCGTCTTGTCACCGGCTGCATCCGCCTGCGCCTTCAGCGCATCATACGCCGCCGCGTCGAATTCTTCCGGGAGGCCAACGAGCCGAGTCTTCACTCCATCGAGCTCTACCTTGACGTCGCTCTTTTCCTTCCGCACGCGGTCAAGCGCATTGCGAAGCGCGACAGTGTCAGGATGATCCCTGATGCCGTCGATTTGGAGGATGAACTTGCCGTCTTTCTCCGCATACAGATCGTGAAAGGCAGCGTCGACACTGTCGAGATTTTCGAGAACTGCTTTCAAAGCCACTGGCTTTCTCCTTTTGGTCTCACAGAGACCTTGGTGATGCCTACCTTAGGCGGCAGGCGGTTGGTTGGGGTCTTCCTGCTGGTTTTCATCCAACTGCGGTGTCGCAGAATCCAGCACGTTCTGCGTGTCGTCAGCGTGATCTTTGGCGATCAGCTTTTGCTCTTGCGCCCAATCCCTTTCAGGGCTGGCGCGATTGCCTGCTTGAAGTTGCTCGTAAAGCGTCTCGTCGGAAATTTTACCCCCATCTGCCAGCCCCATCAGCGCAGACATTTCCTCTGGAGTCATCAATTGATCAACGAGAGACTTCGGACGGGTGACCACAACTTCGTTCGGGTCCAGCCCCATCATCACTGCTACGTGGCGCAGTGCTGCTTCCATAGCTGCACAACTCGCCGACGCAATGGAGATGAGGGAGGCAGTCTCAGCAGTATAACGAATGCGCAGAGCATCTCCGCTCTCAGCTGCCTTGGCTCCGCTATTGAATAGACGCGCACCAGCGTTGGCGGCAGCTTCCTGCGCATCCTGGATCGCCAAGCGATGAGAGGAAATGCCGACGCCTGCAGGGCCAACATACTTGGCGTCAACCGTCTGCCCTTGATCGATTGGCTTGAGTGACCAGCAAACCCCAGCCCCAATAGCTGTTGGCGCTTCCGCATTCAGAGTGAACAGAGTTTCCTGCCCGCTCATAAACAACTGCCAATAATAGTCGGCGCTGAGCTGATACATCTTGATCGCTGCGCGCGCGATAGCGATCATTGGCGGCGTCTCAGGCTTCAGAGAAAGATCGCGCGGCCCAACCACCACTAGCGGAATAATGCCCAGCGGATCGCTCTTGGCGGTGGTCGGCTGCAGCTCTTCCCCAACCAAATCTCCGCCTTGATCATAACGCCGCCCGACGTAAACGCCATCCTCAAGCGTGAGCGCTAGATACTGGTTGCGATAGACCCAGGTGAACCCTTCGCGCATCAGTCCGCTCTCGTCGAGAACGAACATGTTGCGATTTTTCTCATCCCAGTTCAAAAGCGCTTCCGCCCTGAACCCAGAGAGAAATGGCGTGGCGCCTTCTTCCGGAGCGTCCGCTAAGATGGCGTAGCGCCCAGTCTCCAAAATCTCAGCAGTCACTCGACGATGAAAGGCTTCCAGCGGGAGACCATCCTTGGTAGCGCATTCCCAAATTGGCATCATCGCTTCAGGCAGGTCGATCTTGATTTCAGTTTGGTGGATGACACCAACCATCGCCTGAACAGCTGGCTGCATAATCTCTGGAAACTCTGCGCGCATCTTGTATGATTCGTACAAATTCGTCTTTGCAGTCGATTGCTGCGCTGCGAAGCCCGAAGGCATTGGCAGGTATTCTTCACCTTCTTCCTTCACTGCTGTAGTGCCGCGAATAGCATCACGCATCAGCTGCCACTCGCTGATGCGTTCTACATATTCAGGGTGAAGTTGGGTGATGTCCTCAGACACAGCAGTTCCTAACGATAGTTGTCAGAGTCGCCAAGAAAATAAGCGCCCCAAATCACCACAGCCAAAGCCACCGCAACAATCACTGCAAAAACTATCAGGACTGCGAGCATTTGGCCCTCCACTATTTCTTTTTCAGGAACGAAGGCTTTTTCTTAGCGCTTGTTTTCTTTTTCACAGGATGAGCCTTGCGCCACTTGGCCAAGCCACCTTTAAGTTTGCCCATAGCAGATTCCTCGCTGGTATAGGCCGGGAATTTCACCCGGCCCAATTCGATTACTTCACATTGGGTGAGTTCAGCGCACAAAGCGCATTCGCTAAGTTGGCCGCGGCCTGAGAGAACTTCATTGCATCGCTCGCATCGTAGGCATTGGCTGCCTTTTTTGCCAACTCCTAAATGTGCTTCTTTGCTTCTTCAGGTGTCATTGGG